TGGTTTAAAGCCCCTCTGAATAAAAGCTGTAATAGGTAATCTATAGAAGACCGCACCATTTTCCATAATAGCGTGAAACAATAATGCACGCCCTGTAATACAAGTAACACCAAAGATAATACAGTCTTCAACTTCTCCATGATGTTTCTTAAGATCATATAAATATTCTCTTCTTATTTGTGCATACTCTACTGGTATGTTTGCATTTAAATAAGCCATAAATCATCCTTCTATTTCTCCCCAGTGTTTACCTGTTTCATAGTCAACTTTATTGGGCACCTCTAAATTAACAGCATTTTGCATAATCTCAATTACTTTATCTGCCTCATCTTCATCTTTGATAGATATATTTAATTCATCATGTATCTGTATTAAAGGTATTATCCCTTCGTTATATAGATCTAACATTGCTTTTTTAATCATATCAGCAGCTGATCCTTGTATTAATTTATTTAGAGCTTTGTATGTAAAAGCTCTTTTGATCCCTGGTCCGTGTTCCTGGAGTGCTGCTTCGTGGGGCAACGGCTTGTGCACGCCAAACTGATTTGGTTCCCACAGATGAAAATGACATAACCTACCCAGCAGAGTTCTTATCTGTCCCCTAGATTCAGCTCTACTAGATGCATGGTTCATTAGTTGTTTAACAAATGGAACTCTATAATCATACTGTTTTATTATCTGACTAGCCTCTTCGTCCGGTATGCCTAATTCACCTTTTAGTTTATTTTTACCCATGCCATAAAATTTACCTAAATTTATAACCTTTGCTTGGTCTCTAGGTATATCCGCTATATCAGCCACTATCTTATGAAAATCTGCTTTTGAGTCTTTTTGATAATAATCTTTGAAGTCCTGAGAGCCCGGTAATTCAGTCAAACAAGCATAATGCACTACCAGTCTAGGCTCCTGCTGAGAATAGTCAAAACAACCCCATGTATGGCCCTCCTCGGGTATAAATATAGCCCTTAGTTGGTTACCCATATCACTACCAGACTTGGGTATTTGTTGTAAATTAGGATGAGTCATGGAAAATCTACCAGTAACAGTTCCACCAAATTCTGACCTAAGTTGATTTATGTCTGCATGTATTCTACCTTTGTGTACATATCTAAAGATAGATTCCATAAAAGTAGTTCTAGCTTTGTTGGCTTGTCTAGCATTATTAATTAAATTAATCACATAGTTGTTGTGATTTTTTAAAAAATTTTTAGTAAAGCTAGGTGCTTTTGTTTTTTCTGTTTTAGGGTAATCTAATTTTAAATGATCAAATACTTTAGCTATAGATCTTGCTGCCCAAAGATCTGGTGCAAAACCTATCTCATCTTTAATTCCTTGCAGCATGTTATTTTCTGCTCTAATTAAATTTTTCTCAACCATCTCTGCATGTTCTAAATCAACCCTTACTCCTCTTGCTTTCATTTCTACTAGACAAGGAAATAAAGATGTCTCTAAATCAAATATAGAATTTAAGTCTTGATGGTTTATTTCTTTTTTAAGTTCTTGCCATAAAGCAAAAGTTATCTCTGCATCTTTTTCTGCATACTCACCCACATACATTGCAGGTAGTTTGTACATCTCTGCTTTAGGATCTATACCCCAATTCTGTGCAGCTTCGTTAAGTGCTGCTTCATTTTTTGACATACCAGTATATTGTTTTGCAACACTGTTAAGATCATACCTCATCCTATTTTCATCTATTAGGGACGATGCAATCATAGTGTCTACTATTTTGCCTTTTATTGTAAAACCTTCAGCTCTTAACCAACACACGTCGTACATGGCGTTATGAAATATTTTTGTAGAGGGGTAGTTTAGAACGGTTCTAAAGTATTCAATAACTTTTTTCTCATCCATGTTACCACCATTTTCATGTCTTATAGGAAAATAACCAGACCAATTATTAACCGCCACTGCAAAACCAACTATGTTTCCCACTTCTCTAAACATGCCTGGTCCCATTTTTTTTAGTTCAGGATCTTTTGTTTCTAAGTCTATTGCTATCTCATCGTATTTAGATAAGTCAGGAAAAGAATTAGGTTGAACCCATTCTGTGGGTGTTGTGAACAAAGGTTTAATAATCATGAGTAATCCCTCTCCAATATCATTTTTAAATAATGTATTGCCTTCTCTATATCTTGTTGCTTTCCTTTTACAGAGTGCCTGCAAATATACTTTATAGCATTTCCCTCCGCAAACAAGAGTTTATTTTCGTTAATAAACTCTGCCGGCTGTATTTTCATACTGCGATAGTGTTTTCCACCTACCTGTTCTTCCAAAGATTTATACGCTACACCTTTGAATATGTCTTTGTGTGTCATAGTTTTTCTCCTTTTTATAAAAATCTCTATCCAACATTTCAAAAGAATGTTCTCCTGATCTCTTTCTAGGTGTTGGTCTATACATAAAAAGATTTTCTGTTGATCTTGTAACTGCAACGTAAGCGCAACGTATTTCTTCATGTCTATGTTTTGGAGTTTTTTCCCTGTAATTTTGATAACAAGGATAATTCCACACATCACAGACAACAACATTTGTTGCTTCCAAACCTTTAACTGAATGTATTGTTCCAATTAAAATTTTTGTTTTTATTAATGTTTTATCTTTCTTATAAATATTAACTATATAATTGTGCGCTTCATCTGCATCTAAAAATAATTCAAATTTTGTTCCACCATCTATGTAAGATTGGTTTTGAACATCTTCTTTTGTAAATTTAATATAATTAAACCACTCTTCATCTATTTTAAAACTATCTTTAAAAACATTTTTAGATACAAGATCTTCATAATCATAATTATTATCACTTACAAATAAAGTACTTTTATCTGGTTTGTTGTCTTTCTTTTTAATATTAAGATGTTCTGATTTTATTTCTTGAATTAATTTACAAACATCTCTTCCCTCTAATTTTTCTTTTGTAACAAATTTATGCCATAGACTTAACACTTGTCTTACCTTATTTTTTATAGAATAATTATATGAATTGTCTGAACCAGACTTAGCTCTTGTTTTCCAAAGTAAATTTTTTTCCATTAACATTTTTTTATAGTGAAACAATTTATTATTAGTTCTACTACACATTATCCAAGAGTCTTCTTTTACTTTATCTTCTATGTCATCTAAGGATCTACCTATTTCATAGATATTACCTTGAACTTCAACCCCATCTACTATTTTAGGACCAAACACTTTTTCTTTTCTATATTTAGGACCTATGTTTGAAATTATATTTTGTGAAAAATCTAAAATTTTTCTAGGTAATCTATAAGATCTATCTAAAACACGGGTGTAGTGAGCCGGTTTATGTAAAAAATGTTCAGGTTCACCACAATTAAAACCAAATATTGACTGGTCATCGTCTCCTGCTAAATAAATTAAACCTTTTTTATCAATTATTTTATCTATTACAGCCCACATTAGTGGATTTAAATCTTGGCACTCATCAACAAACACTATTTTATATTTTGGAAATTTAACTTCCTGTTTAAGAGTTGCAGCTAACATGTCAGTAAAATCCATTAAGTTATATTTTTTTTTAAATTCTTTATAGGTGTCATAGGTCCACTCTAAATCTCTTCTAACCACATTCCCAAACTGAAAATCGTCTTGTTTTTCATCAAAATAATATCTTACAGATTCCCAAGTATCCCCTGCTTTAAAGTAACTTCTACCTTTGTTTATCAAATCTAATTTTTTTGAAATAATTCCTAGATCAATATCTTCATCTTCATCTTCTTCTTTTTGTACTTTAGTATACTCTTCTCTTGGTTTCCATGTTTTAATAGGATTGTTTAAACATGTTTTAAAATAATCTTTATCAGCTTTTGATAATAAACTTGGTTCTGGTTTTGGTAATGCATGTTTACATAATGCATGTAAAGTTTTTATTGGCTTAGTTTCTTCCTCCGTAAAATTTAAATCTTTTTTACATCTATCTTTTAAATTTTGTGCGGTTGCTCTAGAGTATCCCACTAGTAAAACATCTTCTTTTGGATAGCCGTAATCTAATTTTTGTTTTAATATTTTTAATAATTCATATGTTTTACCTGTGCCTGGTGGGCCAAATATTTTTTCAACTCTATATAAATCAGGAACTTTAAATTTCACATAACCTCCTTTTCATTACCAAAACTAATTTTTTCATGTTTAAAATCTTCTTTGCCAAATCTATCTTCACTTAATGTGTACACGTTTCTTTTAATATTGCCTTGTATATGTAGTTTACCTCTTGTAAGTCCATCTACGTTTTTTAAATAAGTGTGAGTGGTGTGTTCCGCATGTTTCCATTTTTTAGTTTCAGTGATGTAAGAATAAAAACTATCAAACACAAAATGAACATTTTTTTCTTTCTTATCATAGAAAGGTATTCTATCTATTCTAGTTCTATCTTCTGTTCTCCTAGACTCAAAACAAAATATTTTTAAAGATTCTTTTAGTTTGAACATAGGCATACTTTCCTCTGGTGCATCTTCTCCTGTAGCTCTTTCTTGTAACTCCGCTATCGCAGCATCCCAATCAACTTGTTTCATCCGCGGTGGTGTTTTACCAGTTTGCTCAGTTGCAGCTTCTCTTGCTAGTTGTTGATTAGTTAATTCTTTTGATGTTAGTTTAACTTCTTCTCCATCAAAACCTAGAAACCATTGTCTTGGTGTTGATTTAATATAAGATAATGGTCCGAGTGCCGCGTGTTGTAATCCTTTGATAGATTTAACACCAAACTTTTTTAATATACACTCACCTTTGTTACAAAACTTACTTAAATGATCTTGATTACACCTGTATGGGTAGTCTTTATTTTCTCTTGAATTAACAGTTTTTTGAACTTCTTTATAAGTTAGTTCAGGTTTAAAGAATTTTGTGTTATACTCTCCCGTTTTATTTTGCCAATTTTCTGGAAACCTCATCTTAAGATATCTAGTCATATCTAGTAACACTTCATCTCTTGCCCCTCTTTCTATTCCAAAACTAGCCAAAGTTTGTAAGCAAGGTGGTCCATCTTTAAAATCTTCTTCGTTTAAACTACACTGCATTTTTTTAAGTTGACTAGGTGTAATTACACTTTCTTCGTAAGTTTTAAAAAATTCTTCTATAGAAGCCTTTGATCCGTCTTCTTTTATCATATATCTTTCTGTATTTTTGTAATTATAATAAGGCAAGTTTATCCAACTACCAGCAGAGCCTTTGTCTAAATCTAAATATTTTTGCACTGGAAAAATTCTGTCTGGTTTCTCTACACCAAATATATGTTTTATAGAGTGTAATTTTTCTCTCATCAGCAAAGCAGCCACAGGTTCTTTTAAAAAAACATAAACATGCACCCCTCCACTTTTAGATCTTATAGGCACCACAGGAACATTTATGCTTTTTAATTTTTTAAATAATTCTTGTATATCCGGTCTATAGTTATCTAAATCTATTGCACCCCACTTACATTTACTGTCTTTATTTATGGGACACATACCTAAACTATCAGCCATGATATCCCCATATTTAGTATTTACTTGAAATTTTTTACCATCTAAATGTGCTTGCCACATTTCGTCAGTGTGTGGATAATGTGATGTTTTAGATTCTCCAGATTTTTTTATTGAGTTGGTTTGATCCTTTATTATGTGGTAGCCAAACCTCTCCTCCAGACCATTAAATATTTTTTTAAATTTTTCTAACATAGCAATGCAACGTGGGCAGCCTACTCTCGCGTGACTGCCCACTACCTAGGATACGGTTAGTATGGTTGTTTAGAGTCTGCTTCTCCGTTACCATGCTTCGCCTCAACCTCACCTTTACCTACGCTGATCGCAAAGTTTTTTGCCATGTCATAGATATTTTTATCTGAGACTGGGCCAACTTTTGTTACGTCCCATCCAAACCATGTACCTTTGTCGTTTGACATCTGTACAGTCTTTAGATTGTAAATGTGGCTGTATGTTGGCGGAGTAAAAAGTCCGTTCTTACCCTGCATTTTGATACCCATCATCATTGAGTTCCATTTCCTGCTCACTTTTAATTGTGTGCCTTTCATAGAAATCAAAGCTGTTTGTGGTGTGCTACCCACAGCTAACACAAAGTGTTGTGCAGTGTTATCTAAATAGTTACCGTTTGGTAATCTATCCTTGTAGTCTTTGCCTCTTGTGGTTTGACTAATGATATCACTATCCGCTTCGTGGATTGCAACAGGTGCACCAGTGCTGGTACCTCTATCCTGCCACTCAATGTATTGTCTTTTATAATGACAAGGTACAATTTGTATCTCATCAAACAATTCATTGGTAACAGTGTTTATGATTTTGCCAGGCTCTGCGCCCTCGACATATTTTGCATCTCTCTTGTTTACCTCTGGAGATAGCTGACCCAAAACTTTTAAGAAAGGTAACGCAAGATCTTCTTGCGAAATGTTTTGAGCCCCTTGGTTTGCATCTGCTTCAAACAAATTTGTTTGCAGTGCTCCTTCTTTTTTATTTGCTACTTGGTTCATGTTTATTTACTCCTTTTTATTGTAGTCTTATTTTCAGAGAACACTCCGAAAATTTCCGTTGGCATTTCTTTACCTGCCTCTATACGCTCACGGACTAACGCTTTCAGAGTCATGGGCTC